TGAGCATCCCAGTCAGCTTTAGATGTATGCGTAATACTGGGTAGAGCACTGTTATCGAATATAATGAGGTCAATAACCCCGAATATATTTGTGTCAGTGGTTTCAGGGAAAGTTCCTGAGGTAGTTGCTTTTCTTCCTTCATCACAGGTAATCAGGTCATTATAAGTGTTAGAGGCTTTACTTACCTGCTTATAATCGGTATTCTGAGGAACACCAATACTAATCACGTAAGCGGTAGCTGCCTCCAAGGTTATACCGTCAAACACAACTTCTTTCCAGGTGTCCTTCTGCCCTGGTATGGTTATCTCTTTTAGTTTCGATTTATCACTGTTTTTCCACAGCCTGACTGTAGCATTTCCATCCTTGGCAGCGTTAAGCCTGAACCCAGTTAGCAACAGGGGCTTATCCCCTACGGTAAATTTCCATCCCATTTCATATTCGGTCGTGCTCGAATTTGCAGTAGAAGTTGTGCCTAAGGTGTTGATTGCATATACCTTGGCTAATTTCAGGTTCCCTCCGGTTTTGTCTATGCCATTACCCTTCCAGGTTCCCCATTCATCCTCGCTGTCAAAACTCTCAATAAGATGCGGGGTATCGCTGTATAGCTTGCTGCCTGCGCCCATGACCAGCCTGGAAGTGGTTGTATCCGGGTAAAATGCAGTCAGGCCGTTGCAAGGGTTGAAGGCATCAAAAGGAGTATCAAACCGGGCCTTTCTGCCCTCAGTGGTTTTGACAGTCCCTTTTTCGCGGATGGACACATTCTTGAGCAGCCTGGCTTCGCTGTCCCTGAGCAGGGCCGGGTGAACCACAGCGTCAACCATCCCGCCTGACTGCTCTACCAGGCGCCCGTATTTGTACCCTATGGTTGCTTTTGGCGTTGATTTAGCCATGGCTCCACCTCCTGCATCAACAAGCTAACCACCAGGTCTCTGGTAGTTTGTTGCCCGGCTACCTTTTCACCCGGCAGGCCGTCCTCCGGGTCCCCCGCAGGCGTACCGGTATAGACCATGCACCTGGGGGCCTGGTCAAGAACCGCCTTACCCTCATCAGTCTCAAAATACTGCTCCAGGCGCTCTTTTATCCTCTCCCGGTCACAGCCACAATCCTCAACCATCTGTTTTAATTCTGTTCTGTTCATAACTACCTCCTGATTGGGACTCGCTGGCCCTGGCGCCGGTCACCCTGGGCAATGAGGCTCGATGCCCTTCTAATCATCGACAGAGCTTTAGATTCCATTCGCAATCCATCCGGGTTCTGGTCGTTGTCCTTTAGCTTGAAATAAGCCCCAACAAACTGGGCTATTCCAGGCTTAAAGAGGTCATGGACCTCAATGGTATCATCCAGGCTGGTTACCAAATCCGGTGCTATCAGGCTGGTTATGGTGTAGGTACCCACCGCCGGGAACTTGATCTTTGCCCGGTCATAAGTCAGCTCAAACTTGCCGGTATAGTCCTTGCCCCCGCTGGTTATCTTGAGAACCGCCAGATGACCAGCAGTACGGTCGGTCCACGCGTCTGTGTCAGTAACGGTTATCTCCTGAGTATCTGTCTTACGAAAGACCTCAGCGAATTCCAGCAGGGCCATATTGATGTTTTCTATGACATCTTCTTCAATGAGGGTATCGTCCACTATGCTCTCGGCCAGGGCCTTGATATCATTGCCGGTGAAAGCCATATTACAGGCCCCCTTTACACCAGATAGTTGTACCCAACACTTGCTTCGTTTACTGGTAACATGGCTTACCTCCTATACCGTAGCTTTGCTGCCCTTCTTGGCAGGCCGCTCCGGCGTGTCCTCAACAAAATCAACTCCAATGGCTTTATGCTGTCGTAAAAAAGCAATAATTTCGGGATCCGATGTATTGAATTCGTGGTCTTCGAACCGGATTTTTTCCCCGTGTTCCAGGACCGGGATCCCGTTCTGCACATTCAGTATAGTTGGCTTTTTCAGGATAGTGTAGTTGGGGCATCTGGAATAGAACCTTACCTGCTCTGACATAAAATAACCTCCTTAAAATTAAGCCCGGAGTGGTTTACTCCGGGCTCATAGTCGTTTAATAACCTATTGCGAGAAATCTGACCGCAGTCAAAGCGGACAAATTGGTTCCATTGGCCACCTCTGCCAATGGCCCGTCGGAAGCACCGTCGTTGTCCCCGACCATAGCCTTGACCTTTTTGTTGGAATAGTCATACTCAAATACGTACCCGGATTTGGATTCGAAGAGTACTATAAGTAAGTTGGTGAACATCTCAGATATGTCCATAGACTCCCCGCCGGTCGGATAGCTGTTATCAAAAGCTATTGAACCAGTAATGATTTTCAACTGGCCGCCGTAACATTGAGGCGTAAATAAGGCGCCATAACTCCCGCAGTCATAAGTAATACCCAGAGCCATATGATCACCTTCCCTTAAAAGGAAAGCAGCCTAGTCCCGAAGGACTAAGCTACCCCCTTTATGACAGCGTGTGTTTTGGGCAGGCGCACTTCAATACCGGCTTCAGTCAGGTATTCATCCTTCTGAGCATCTTCGTCATTAGCCTGGCGGTTGGTCAACAGCTTGGTGTCGCGAGTATCTAGCGGGCAGTAAGACACATAGTCCATATCCAGGACAATGCCATAGCCGCCATAGGTCGCGCCTTCCAGTAAGTGGTGTTTGACCACATACAGCTTGCCATGGGTGGAGATATACTCCTTTACAGCCACTCCGTAGGTCTTCTCACCAGGAAGAGTCCGCAGTTTACCCAGTGCCCACAGGTCGATATGGGTGCACAGCCGGGCACTGGCAAACAGTATTTTTTCACTACTGCCATACCTGAATACATCTTCCAGCCACTCAACAAAGGACTGCTCAGTCAAGGTGGTTTTAGAGACATCAAATATGTTCTCTGTGCAGAACTCCAACACGCCGCCGGTGGACCGTTTGGGTTGAGGGCCAGTGGTGTCCTTGGCTTTTTCCCCGAACAGGAAAGCACGTTCCATATCTACTGCGTGCTCGATACCTGCCAAGTGACGGTACCAGCTCAGTGGCTTGGGACCGTAGGTCTTGGTCGCCTGCAGGGTACCGGTTACACCGACCGGAGTACGGAATATCTGGGTATAGTTGGTCTTTTTGACCGGCTCAGTCTGCTTGATCTCGCGAAGGGTTGCACCCTCAGCATTGACATTACCGATGCAGACCACAGGGGTATCATCTGGTACCTGAGCAGCTGCCGTAGTACCCCAGGAGCGGGTCACGGTGTATTCCTTGGTGTTGTTTCCATCAGGGTTCACTGCGGTCACCAGCATGGTTTCACCCGTGCTGGGTATTTTCAGGATGTCCCCTACGCGGAAGTAGCTGTCCTGATGGAAAACCAGTTTAGTTGTACTGGCTCCAATTGCACTCCCGTTGCCGTCGAGAGCATCCCAACGGGCTCCGATGTCCTGCTCCATCCAGTCATACTCAGGGTTGTACACGGTACGGGTACGCTTCATTTTCTTGGTCAGAACAGTCAGCGGGTTTTTATTAGGGTTCAACTCCGCTATCTTTTCTGACATATCAATTCTTAGGCGGTCACCTAAGATGCCAAGTGTTCCTTTTTCTCCTGCCATTGGATGTCATTCCTCCTTTTTTTAGCCGAAAAAGCCTCCCTTCTTGTGAGCAAATATCTCATTGACTATCTGTTCTTCTGGAGAGACTTCCCCGCTGCGTTGTTTCGCTCCAGCGCTTGGCAGCCTGGCCTGATTTTTGATCTGGGCTGACTTCTGCCCCTGCTGGAGTCCGTTTTGGTAGGCCTGCTTTCCGGCATTTACCGCGGCTTCAGCTTTCACCGCGTTATAAATGACCTCCAGCACGCCCATTGTGGTGTCGTCAATCTGTCCCTGGGTTCTTGCCCTCGCCTGGTTGGCAATCAAGTCCAACAGGTACGGATGACGCTCCAGGTAGTTGTCAATCTGGGGTGCCATTTCTTCCACGCCTGGAAAGAGCAACTGACCGGACTCATCGATAGCGTTCAGCATCATCCCAAGTTCGTTAATTATGGCGGCTTCCTGTTCCTGGCTCTGGACCTGGCTCATAATAGTCTCCTGTATGGGATTGACCACCTGGTTTATTACGCCAGTAACCAGGTTAAATACCGCCCGTCCTGGGTTTTTGATGAATTCCTGCTGGAATTGCCTGTCAAACTGTCTCCACTGCTCGTCTGTCCACTGTGAGGGTTCATTGGCCTGTTGCTGGGGTTGCATCTGCCCCGCTGTACTCAGCTGGCGCAGCTGGCCCAGCTCATTCCGCATCTGCCCCAGTCGTGTTAGCAACGCTTCGTGAGCCCGTTGAAATTCTTCTTGAGTTTTGTACTTGCCAAGAATGAGATCGCCGTTTCCATCCTCTGGGGGCTGATCTCCCGGCTGTTCCGAACCGGCCTGCTCAAGCTCAGGGTTACGGTTCTCATTGTCAACGCCGCTTTGGTTGTCGGCCCCTTCTACTCCGTATCCGTCCTGGTTTTCAAAATCCAGGTCGGGGGACGTTCCGGGGGTGTCGAACATACCCATGTTTCCATCTCCTTTGAAGTAAATAAAAATAGCAGGATTACTCCTGCTTTCGTCTTGCGTCTTTGCCCTTCCGGATCCGGTGGTCAATCTCGCCTCGCAGTTCCCGGAAGGTTTGAATTTTCATCTGCAAGGCCTTCACTTCTCCCAGGTCTGTGAACCTCTTGCTCGTAAGGTCCTTGGTGGCCTGCTTCTCCTGGGTCTGCATCCACTGGTCAACATATTTCCAGCCGTCTGTCTCCAGCATCTCCTCCAGAGCCTGGCCGGTCTCAATATCCCTCAATACTGCATCACCCCTTTCATCGGTAACTGCTGCCGTCTACGCCCTTGTCTCTGACAGCCTGCAGTGCTTGATCCCGGTACATCTCGTAATACTTCACATCGTATAACCTGCCGTCATACAACCGGGCCTCGTTTCGGAAAAACCCGACTACGCGCCCGCCGTAGTTCTCGGCTATGCGGTCGTAAAAGCTTTCCGCCGGGTTGCCTACTATGACATCCCAGACTATCCGCTCAATCCCGAACCGGGTAAAGAGCAGAATGAAGAAGTCAAACAGGTCAGCCGTGAATACCGGGTTCCTGTCGTTGAAATTGATGATATTGAGGTTATAGGCCGTGTCTGTTTCCCGGTTGATATTGGCTGAAAAAAAGCCTCCTACTTTGCCATCATCCAGGCTGACCATCTGGATGACGTCGGAAGCCAAGCTGAGTTCTAAGAAGTATCCCACGGTGGAGAATCTGTGGTAATACCGGTGTTTGTCGCTGAACAGCGTTTCCCGGTACCGCGCCTGCAGTTCCTCCTCGTGGTTTATTGCTAAATCAAGCATGATTTGCACCCTGCTCCTTTACACCCCTGCACCCCCACCCCGATGCTTCGACAAAGGCCAGACTGATACCGTCGGCACCAAGTACCTGGCATTGTTTGAGGTGTGAGTTTTCCCACTATGTCCCTATACTGTTTTACCGTATTCAGTAAATACCACCGCCCATCCCCGGTAATAGTCCGCCGCCTCCCGCGAGCATGGCCTGCAGTTCTCCTTGTGCGGCCAGCTCCTCCTGTTGCTCCTGCATTATCTCCTCCTCACTCTTAATAAGTTTCTCGGTATCCTTGATGCCGAAGGCCTCAAAAACCCGCTTCTTGAGTTCCCGGGTCTTGATTTCCGGGTCCTCCTTAAACTCGTTGTACAAGTTAAGCAGGTTGGTCCGGTATTCCAGTTTGTCCAGGGTCGGCTCAATTGAGCTGCCAGCAGGCTGATACTCGAACCGTCCGGCAATGTCCTCCGGCCTCATCTCCTGCCACTCATAGCCCCCATCTTCACCGGATATCCGGACGCTCCTAATATCATCAATAAACTGCTGATTCAGTTGATCGTAGAAAAACCCCAGGCGTTTCAGGCCCAGGGCTTCAAAGATTCGCAGTTTTGTCTCAAACCGGATATTAGTGGATCGCTCCCGGATGGCGTTTTCCGTGGCTGTGCGCCTTGTATCGCTGGGTGCTCCCCTGGCTTCGTTGTATGTGCTGGTCGCCTCCTGGATATCAGCCTTGATTATTGATTCTTCCTGATAGGCCGCGGGGTCGGGCGGCTTAAACTCAACTTCCTTTGGCACTTCTTCCATCGAATCCACCCAGATGATGCCGTTGGGACGCGATACCAGGTCAGCAGGTTCAAGCCCCATACCCTTCAGCACTATCCACATACGGTTGATTGTCTGGCTTGTAGCGTCTATCCTTTGGTTCCGCGTAGTGTTCAACTCTGCCTGCAGGTGCTCGATGACCTCCACCAGCGATATGCCGTAAAACTCACCGTTGAGTGGGTCAAACTTGGCGAATCCAAAAGGCTTTTTGCCGTGCCAGAACGGGTTTTCCTCGTCCCGAATCACTTCGGTGCGGTTTATAACCGTTGTAACCCGGTCATCCTCCCACATTTCCAGCAACTCATACCGGCGACCGCCCACATCGGCCTCATCGGCGTATGCGTCAGCTGCTCCTATGGCAGCCAGCCGGTCCTGCTTGCCCTCACTGATGCGATCACCGGCCTGGTTGATGGCTTCCAGGTCCTTGACCTTGTATATGCCCTCGTCTATCTTTGCTTCCAACTCTTTCCGGGTGATATAGCGTCTCCGTATCACCCAGCTGCAGTCATCAATACTGGTGCCCTCAGGGTCTGGGTATAAATCGTCAATCATGAAAGGCTGGAAGTCCGGGTCATCCCAGTTAACCACTTCGATTTCTTGCTCCTCATAGCCCAAGAGTATGCCGCTTTCATCAACCATTGGTACCTTTCGCTTGATTTTGCGGGGCTCATACCTCCACCCAACTTCATACGGACAGCCGCCGTAGATGAGCATGTCGGTGAAAAGCTGGTACATTCTGACCATGAACTCCACATCAGTCCGGTTCATCTGGCTGTCCACCAGCGTCTCCATGTTTTTGGCATTTTCCACATCGTCCGCATCCTTTGGGACGAAGGACACATACGGGCGGTTGGCGAAGCAGGCAGTCAGCAACCTTGACCGCACCGCATCAACCGTACTGTAGGTATACGGTATGTGCAGATTTGAGCGATCTTCTTCCCCTTCCGGCAGTTTTGGTACTATACCGCGGAATGTCTTGTACCACCTGAGCCACTTATCATCCCATGGCCGCCGCCACTGCTCGGACCACCGAAACCGGCTTAAGACTAAGTTCTTCCGCTTTTCCCTGCTCTCTTCTTGGTTTTTTGGCAATCTCCTCACCTCACTCAGTATCCTGTAAAGGGATTCCGGCTTTTCCGGGGTGCCGATCTGGGCAGTGGCTTGTCAGTCAACACAGTCCTGCGCTGCTGACCGCGTATCTCCTCGGCTATCATGTCGGAGAATAGCAGGTCATCGTGTTTGCCTTCCTCCGCGTCAGGCCTGTTGTTCTCGTCGTAGACAAAAGTCAGCATCTCCTGTAGCGTCGGGATGTCGTGGAACAACTCGATATGCTCCTCGACCAGGGCGACCTCCTTGTCAATGATGAGCGGCCTCGTGTTGCCATCTGTTTTCCAGCCATGCCGCTCCATCTTCTTGTTTTTGTATGTATCGTAGACCTCCCGCTTGTACTGCCGCATGTACCGCAGACGCTCCAGCTCCTCAATCGGCGCGGTGTTGAAATTGACCTCTATGCCGATTAGTGCATCATGGTAGTACCTGCCCAGACAGTACATCTGCCAGGTGTAGGGCTTGGAATGGGATACCTGCATATGGAGGCTTGCGCAGCGGTTGCCGGTGTGGTTGTTTATCACCGTGCCACCGTAGTAGTCCTTCCCCTCGCCCTTTGTGTCTCCACCCAGCACATACGGGTAACCCTTCTGCGGCTCCTCGTAGATACGGATCCATCCGTTGGGGTCGTCCACCCACTTGATAGAGCTGTCCTTGATACGGTCTTGAGTATCTGGGTC